TCTATAATTAAATTAGGATGAGTTTTTTGAGCATCTTGTAAATATTCCCAAGTACCATCAGTAGAACCAGTATCTAAAATACATAGATAATTAGCATGACTAAAACAATTAATATACCTTTCTACGTTTGTAATTTCATTCTTACAAATAGCATATACGGTAATAATAATCTAATCTTTTGCTATATCCCAATCTAAAGTATTTACTTTATCTTGAATTATTTTAGATGCATCATCATAATATTTTTCAGTATATGTATCTTTTGGATCTTTTATAAATGCGCGCCAAGGTTTGCGCCCAATAAAATGAATAAAATAGCAATTTGCATCTATATCTTCAATCTAATCTTCTTGAATATAAGGGGCAAAAACATCATAATATTTATCTAAATGACATTCTGTCTCTTCGGGCCAACTTCGGTAACATAAATTAAGTAGTTCCTAATCAGCAATACACTACATTCTGTTCCAAGCATCAAATGAAAAATTTGTTACATAATCTATTAATTGATTGTATTCTTCTTCATTTGGTATAATAACTAAAATACCACTATTAAAATGTGGATCATCTGGCCATAGATTAAAATATTCTCCATCTAAAGCACTTGTCATATGTGGATATTCAAATAAATGATCCAAATTTTTTAATACCATAATATCAGCATCTAAGAAGATTAATTTATCGAACTATGTCATTCCAAAGATTTTTAATTTAGTAAGGCATAAAGCCCAGGTTTTTGTAAACCTGGGCTATATATGCTTATTATAATTAACAAATTCTGGTTTTTCAATAGCGTCAGTAACATAATATGTTAGATTTAATTGTTCTAATATATTAAGTACTGGTTTAGAAACATTAGAAGTTACTAAAACCTCTAATGGATATTGTGTATTTACCCTTTTTAAACTCTCTTGTAAGAGAATTACTCCAAAAATATAACTATCATCAGATAATAATGTAATATATCTATAGTTATTCATATACTCCTTTTTCCTCCTTAAACCTCATTAAGTTGAAGCTATAACTTTAACAGTGCCACTTTCAGTAGTAGAAGTAACACTATTAACAAATTGAGCAGTGCTTTTTACACTAACTGTCGCGGCAGTTCCAGTGAATGTCGCCGCTGTAGCTACTGTTACTGTTAATGGCTTTACATAAACCTTAGTGCCTGTAAATCCACCTGAATATGTTGGCTTAGTAACTGTCTTTAATGCACTTGCAGATGTACTTGCACTAACAGAGCCTGTTGAAGAAGATACTAAGTAACATAGATTTAAATTATGATCTATAACGCTAGTATAATTAATACCACCAGTTACAGTCGCGGAAGTTGGATTTGCCGTAGTAATTGGACTTGCAACACTACGTCCTGTTACTCCTGTTAAGAAATCTCCAGATGTACTAGTAATTGCGCCAGAAGTAATTGAAAGTGTTCCGCCAGGTTGATAAATCCAATAATTAGCGGTATTTCCCGCGCCAGGATCAGTAGTTGTGCTACTAATGGCTAATGTAGAGGTTGCTTTTGTTAACGTTACTCCACCACTTGGAGTAAAAGAACCTGTTGAATTAACAGTATTTGTTCCCACATTAACAGATTTAAATTTTACATATGAACCAGAGGCAGTACTTGTATATGCTAATCCGCCTAGATTTTGAGCAGAAATATCGCCAAAGAATTGCCATTTAGAACCGTCAAAAATGAATTCTTGTGCTGTTGCGGTTGCACTTGCTTTATAAATAGCAATATTACCTGTTACAGCGGTAATTGTAGTACTACCAACCAATACTGAACTAGTAGATGAACCATCACTAATAGGCGTAGCACTACTAACAACGCCGATAAAGGTTGTATAAGATGACATTGCATTAATCTATGTACGCGCGCCTTCGTCGACAATCTCATATTTAGTACCACTAGGTAAGGTGACTTCTTTTATATAATTCCCAGTGGGATTTGGTGTCATCGCCATAATATTCCTCCTTAATTTCTATTTAATATTAAATTACCGTCAATAACGGTATCATTACAATTAAGTTTATTATTCCAAGATGTACGTTCCGCGGCGGTAATATGTCTTATATTATCGTTAATATGTGTATTTATTTCTGCGCGTACTGCTGCAATAATATCATCCCCAACAAAAGGTAAATCAATTATTGGAGTTGAGCCATCACTAATTTTTACTCCTGAAACAGTTTTTGTAACTTCTTCATTATTAACGGTTTCAGTTACTGTCCCATGGTCTGTATATACTAAAACGGTACCTCTTGGATATGTCTAATTATATAAAGCTTGCCATCCAGAAGTAGTATTAATCAATACATTTTTTCCGGTAATATCACCCAAGACAACCCAATTTGTACCATCATATACAAAGGTATATATATGATTTTCAGATAACATACCCGCGCTTATCTATACATTATTATAATAGATATATTCTGCACCAGTACTATTAACATTAAGTGTTGCATTTGCTTCTACAGTTCCAACTTTAAGATTAACATAAGCTCCTGCAACAAGAGTAAAATTATTAATTGCTGCAGTTAATGCGGTTGATGTTCCTCCAGCAGTGGCGAATAATAAAGGTTCAATCAAGTAAGATTGACTACTATCAATCTCAACTGAATGGATATAACCCATTTATCTCACCACCTTATGGAACAACAACTGTTTGAGCATCTGTAGTTAAACTTGCTTGTGAACCTGCATTCCAATCAGAAGCAGAACCAACACTAATAGCAGTGCCTAAAGTTGTTGCACTGCCTGCATTCCAATCTGTAACTGCAGTAACACTAATTGCATTACCGAGAGTAGGAATACTTCCTTTAGTAATTCTTAGTACTCCTTGTGTTACTTCAAAATCCGCGGCAGAACCAGCATTTGTAACATTAGGAATACTTACAGCAGTAGTAGTTAGAGTAGGCGCGGTTCCTGCATTAGTAACATTTGGAATCGTTACAGCAGTAATTGTTAAAGTCGGTAACGTATTTTGAACAAATGTTGTAGATTTAATAACGCTAGCGGTATTAGTCTTTAAAGCATAAGAGCCTTCATCACCTAATAGAATCCAATTTGTTCCATCATATACATATTCCTTATTTGTACTTGCTAGTAATACTACGTCACCTGCAACATATGTTCCAGAAGCTGGAGGAATAGCATTGACTTCTCCCTAAAAATGCATTGCCCCGGTTAATCCCGCGGTCTTACCATCGACATAAGAAGTAATTGCATTTGTTGTTGGTAAGTCTGTACTATTTTTATTGTCATTAGTAATACTAGTAATAACATCTTTATCTGCTGCGTCGCCTAGATCATCTAATGCATCAGCAACACCTTGACCGCTAATAGCATCTGTACTACTTGAACTATAGGTATTTTGAATTGTAATTTGTTGTCCACTATCACTATCATTAGCAATCCAAGTATGGGCAATGTCATCATAAGTAAAACTTATTACTGAACCCGCGGACCAATTAATAGAACCACCCGGATTACTTACTTGTTGTGCATTAGTTGAGCCAACTTGTAAAGTTAAATGTTCTGTATTATCTGATGGATTGATTAAAGGTGCATTGTTACCATTATTAAATTTAACATGAATGGTAACACCGTGTACTAAGGTATCAAAGTTACTTAGTGTAACTACCTTTGCATATGCATTAACACTACTTGTACATTCTCCATATAAACTTGAACCTACTGGAATTATCGAACCACCATCAATTTGTAATTCACTAATGTAACTCATTCAGATCCCTCCTTCGTTATATTACGTACTACTTGAACTGTTTCATAATTAAGCGCTGGAGCCATTCCATTTGTTACAGAAAGGATTCCCGCGCTGCATCCTAATGTAGTCATTTTTCCGCTACGCCAGTACGTAATATTTGATACACCTGTTTTTTCTATTGTATATGTAAAATTGGATAATTTAGTATATCCACTTGAATTTGCATAGCAGTAAATTGTCCCTGTGGACAAATCAATATATAATTTATTTAACTGACCTGGAGATGGAAATAATGATCGTGTAGCATAAGTTATTACTTCAGACTCTGGTAACACATCTCCATTAATCGTTCCCGCGTCTATAAAAGGTAAGCTTACTACATTAGTATTTCCATCGCCCACCTTTAAACGAGAAAAAGGGTGAGCATTATCGGCAGTATAGACGATAAGCTCACCTAAAAGTGGTACAAAGCCCGGAGACCCGTCCTTAGGACCGGCCTTATTCCAATTCTCTTCAGTATCACTTTTCAACTGAACTCGCGTCTTAAAGGTACCTGTACTTGTTGCCATTAAAAACGCCTCCTTGGTATCATTCCAACCAAGTTAAATTACATCTGTACTTGTGCCGCAGTACAGAATAAAATATTCATCATTCGACTATAATAAGTCTTTTACATTGCCGGTTACAGCAATACGTTCTAATTCTAATTTTTTTGAAACCTATGGTACCTCAGTTGTACCACCTTGTGGATTAGGGATAATCGCACCCTCAAGAACATTTAAATTTAGCGCGGCTTGATCAATTGTAATTTTTACTTGCTTATTAGCATTTGGAGTCCATTCAACACCATTAATAAAAATTTGTTCAATTTTATTTTCATGTTCTGTATGCGGATCTGGAGTAATTGTTATAATACGATTACCATCAGGAGTAAGTTCTTCAGTACCATAAATTATTTTTTCAATCTTATTAACTTCCGCTCCTGCTGCAATTCCCTATAATTTAGTCTATGAAGCGCTATCAAACTCACTAATTTGTAAATTAACAGTATTTGGTACTTGTTCTACAGTTGTTGGTGGAACTTCTGTGCCATTTACTAAAATATGTTCAATTACATTACGTTGTGCGCCATCTTCAATTTCATCTAATTTATCTTTATATTCATCAGTAAAATCATTTGAAGTGAGTGTTTTGCCAGATACTTTATCTACTTTTGTATCAAAAGTATCTTCTAATCCAGCAATTTTGCTCTACTGAATCGCGGCATCAGCATCAATATCAGCATCTTTAATGCTGCCTTTTATCGCGTAACTTCCTTCATCGCCAAGTAAACGCCAGTTTGCTCCTGTCCAAACAAATTCTTTACTATCATATAAGATAACATCGCCAGGTTGTGCATTTGCAAAAATATAACCTGAGATACGAGGATCAACACTACTATTATTATTAATAACTACGCTTGCATCTCCAATAAAATGCATTGCGCCTGTTATTCCAGCAACAGCAGTATCAACGTAAGCTTTAATTAAATTATTAGGAACTAAATGATTATTGTTCTCAATGCTTTCAGCAATAGGAATTAATTTTACAGGATCAGTTCCGTTACCAACTAAAACATAATCTTCAGTTAAAGTTTCACGTCCAGTACCACCTTGATCAACTGCGGCAGTGCCGCTAATATCAGAAAACGCAGGCTGTGCGCGCTCTACACTAATAGTACCGCCACTTTGTGACACTTCTGTAACAAAATAATGCTCACGCGCGGTATCTGTTGCATTAATTAATCCAATAAAATAACGAATTTGTTCAGCAGTACGTGATATTAAATTAGGATAATCAGCAATATTACTACGACCAAGCCAATCTAAAGCATCTTCTAATCCTTGTAAATCAATTGATGCGCTAGTATCAATAATCCAATTACTATTTTCATCATTTTCTTTATAACGTAAATAGTATTTATTAATGTTATCCCCTGTGCCGCGAACTAATTGATAAATTCTAGGAGCAATATTGACTTCTACGTCGCCACCAATTAGACTTTCAACATAGGCTTGTAATCCCTAAATTTCTTGAGCTGTATATGATGGCTTGGCAGATGATTTAGCCCAATTATATACATCTGCTGCAACTGCTTGTACCCAAGGTAATTCTCTAAAATAGTGACTACCGTCACCAATTTTAATACCAATTGCTGGAGGGGTATGTTCTGGTTTACTATTTGACATATCCTCAAGGGTACGATTTTGTGGGAAAGCGCATATGGCGGCTTCGCCTGTTTTTAGGATAACATCGCTATTCATCCATTGGCTATAAGTGCCATAACGTAACTATATAATAGTTTCTAAACGGTTAATGTCCGCCATCTTGACTCACCTCCTATATTATGCAGTACCTCCATAAATAATTAGTGTGTCACCAGCGGGCACGTATAATTTAGAGGTTGAAACTTTATTTAAGGCCATAAAACCTTCTTGTGTGACATTTAAATAGTCTGATGTTGGATCATTTACAGCCTTAACACCACCTAACGCGGCGGTAGTCGCAACTGGTAATACATAACCACTATATTCTCCTGTAGTACCAATAATATCCCATGTATTATCAATATACATATATTCATTATAGCCTGTTCCACCGGCATTAGGAACCATGTATATTGTTGTTTCACTTATATCATTAACAGGAAGTGTTTGTACTACTGTACGAGTTAAATGCCCCGCGGCGGATATAGCTTCTGTAACATATCTACGTAAGAAGCTATATCCAACTGGGTCTGTATCAATTTCAGGGTCATCGGCGATAACTAAATGTGCATCGCCACCTGTACTAGCAATAATATTATTTATTGTTTGTGCAAATGAATCACTAAATGTGAGTGATCCATCCGACATTAGTTTAAAATAAGTTGCATCTAACTTATTTAAGTATGGAAGGTGCTGCCAATCGGTGACACCATCGCCAACTTTAATTAGAAATGTATTATTTTCTAAACCAAATTCGCCTTCTCCTAGAACAGGATTTCGTGCAGTCCAATCGGTTGAGCTATCATTTCTAATTTGTAATGTAACTTTAACACTATTAATTGCCATTAAGCGCCACCTCCTTGTAATATAGTATCAGTAATAAGCATCGCATTAACTGGGATATATTTTCCATTCCAATAGTATAAAATTTTATCTGTTAAATCAAAATATAATTTATTGATTTCTCCAACTTCTGGGAAATTATCAAATTCTTCAAAAAGAATTTCCCATTTATTATTTTCTAAATAAGAACCAAAATAGCGATGGAACTCTTCACGAGTGCCAGTATAACCACTTCTTGCCGCGAGTAGATAAATCTAATCTCCTAAGATATTTAGACCAACAGATTCCCAAGGATATACGGTATTAAATTCTGTAGTATCTGGAATAGGTAATGTAACCCATCCTTCGCTTGTCATATTACTATTTAACCAAGGATAAACCATAGCTAAACCTGCTGCACGCGGCCGCGGTGGCATAATACGAATATCATACTCAAGTAATAGGTCGCGTGTACGCTCTCTGTTACTCTTGTACATTGCGCGTCACCCTCTTTATAAGACAAGGTGGTAGACTAAATGCGGCATAATATGAATCAACGCTATCATAATGAATTAATTTATCATTTTCATCATATAATGGATTACGTTGAATTGTAATATCCCAACTATATCTGCTACCACGATCATCTGGTTCTAAATCTATAGTATCTTCAGAAGCAAAAGTATAAGATAATGTATTTTCTTTTTGCTCCATTTCTTTTTCTAATACCACAGTATGAGTTAGATTATCATAAATTGAAATAAGTGCTCTATCGTTTTCTTCCATAGTACCTTGCATTGGAATAGAAAAAGTTCCAGTATCTCCTTGTGGAATTATTAAACGACGCTATATTAATCTGATCATATAGTATCACCATCCAAGTTTTTTCTCATATTTTTCCTTCATTGATTCTTGCCATCCAAGAATCATATGTAAATCATAATTTGTTGTTTCAAGTTTAATTAACTTCTTTTCTGCATGAACAAGCTCCTTATCAACATCACAGATAAAACAGTTAATTTTTAATGCCGCAGCGACTTCTCCAATTTCACAAAGTGCCTAATGCATTTCTTGATATAACTTTTTAGTATTACGTTCCCATTCAACCCACTTAGTCATCATCATTTTTACTGATTCACGCTTAGTATTGGCATCAACTTCCATAGTAGTATATTTATGCCAATTCTAAGGAATTAAATTGGGTTGAGGAATTTGTCCTAATTCAATAAGTTTATGATAATGGCAAGAATAATAATGACATAAACACATATAATTATGGGTTTCTTCAATGTGATGATTGTCATGACATAGCGCGAATCCTTCTAGTCCTAAGAAATCATATGCCTAAGACATTTCATCATGATACATAATACCCTCTACCATATGTGCTGCTAATTTATTAAAAATCTCTTCAACTGTCATGGCGATTCCTCCTTAAAAGAGGGCGGGCCTAAGCCCGCCGCGATTATCTAATCTTTGTAATTACTACATTAATATGAGTATCACTTAATGCAGTGTCACCATTTATAAATTGAAGAGCAGTTGGACTAGTTAAATAATTGCAAGGACAATTGTTTTCAAGAACGCGCACAAAGGTTTTAAAGCCAAAGGTACGCACATCAGTAACAGATGTTGGAACAAAGCTAGAAATAGCCTATGGCTGAGCAACACCATTTACTACTAATTGAACAGATACTTCTGTTGCCGCATCAGGAGTGGCAAAACCATCCATTTCTACTAGATAAACACCTGCTTTATTGAGTTGAATTGTTGCGGGAGCGCTCAAGGTTTCACCGCATCCTTTATCCATAACTACATTATTAAACGGAAAGACTGCATTAGCATCAACCGTTAAATTACTAGAATATACTTGTAACATAATTCATTCCTCCTTAATAAAAAAAGAGGACGTACTAAGTACGTCCTCGGATATGTTTGGTGTACTTAATACACTCGGATTACATATTGCATCCTCCACAGAAAGGAGAATTACCTGCGTTATAGGTCCAACCATTTGGATAACGAACAACGCCAGCAAGAGCATTCTGTAGTTCTAACTGATTGATACGATTCTGCATAGCTTCCATCTTATCATGCGCGATTAGGTCTTTAACACCCTGAATCTGTGCAGTAAAGTTTGCATTTGTTGCAGCATCACGTAAAGCTGCGTCATAATTATTCTGCATAATCTGACGAGTTAAGCCGCAGCAGCACTCGTTCTGATTGGCGAGTAAATTAGCTTGTCCTACTGCTAGACCAGCGACGTCACGCTGTAGTTCACCATACTTATCTCCTACATAATTTACAACATCATGATAAACTTGATTAGTAGCTTGTACGCCAGCCATAGAAGCCGCGTTAACAGCCGCGAGAATATCACGAGTCTGTGCCTGTAGGTTCTGAGTATCAAAACCATTCTGTACCTGATCACGAGTTGCATACTGCTATGCTATGCCATTGCCGCCCCAGTTGAAGCCGCCGCCCATCATAGCAAGAATAGCGAATAACCAAATCATTCCGCCCCAGCCATTGCCGAAGCCATCTCCATCGCGGCTCATTAGAGCTACGTCAGAGGCTGTTAAACCGTTTTCACCCATGAGTATCACCTCAAATAATAATATTTTGTTAGAGGAAATAACAACCTATTATTTCTACTCATATGAAATATTACTAAAACCGTGTTGGATTCCTTACACGCACTACACTTGGGGAGTAGAACGTAATAAGTTTTAATAAATCCTTTCTAACATAGAATATGTACGAAGATAGGAATAAAACCATGTTATTTTTTTTAATGTATAAAAAAAATAAGTGCGATTTTGAAATCGCACTTATCTCTTACAGAAATTAGAACCGTTCCACCCAATAAAATAAACCGTTTACACCACTAATTCCTGTAAAATATATGTAACCATGTTAATCACTACTTGGGCAAGTGATAACTTGGGACTTTCTGAATTAATTTTCTTTTTCCCTTTCAACATAATTATTATAACGTAAATTCAACTCAAAGTCAAATATTAAAATGTTTTAGTTAGATATTTAACTTTAAGCATTATTATAAGTAGATGCATAAATTATACTGTCTGTGGTACCTATAACATATGGTTTAATAGGATTACCCACACCAGGACCGGTATTATTCCCATTAATATAATAGTTTAAAGCTTGAATTTGTGAATTATATATAATACCGCCCGCGGATACTGTAGGATGTGCTTGTACTGTATAAGTAATTTTCATATGAAATTCATTACGCATTGCACGACTTGAGCTAGTATCACTACTAGAAAAACTAATTGTAATGGCAGTCTATGGTGGAATAGTTATGTTACCAGACCAACTTACACTTGGCCTAGCATTCCTACCATCATATGTCGCACTTGCTACGTGCGTCCCATTAATATAAAAATAAATCGCACCATTCTTATAACCACCATAGTTATATAAATATGCACCTGTAGCGCTCTCATTAATACCCCAATATAAATTAAATGCGGTAATATATTTCGCGCCACGACTTGCGCCTAAAATCACTCCACTACCTGTTTTATAATTTTCACCAGATCTTCCTAAATTTAGTGTTGCTGTTGCCATTATATCACCTCATTATCGTACATATATCCAAATGCGACCATTTACTTGTACATTAGTTTCCACTTTTCCATTACCATTTTTTTCTTTATCTGTTGTAAGAATCTGTTTCCATACTAAATAATTTGGAATTTCATCAACAATACCAATAATACGATCAGGATACTATATAATTTCTTCTCTGGTCATAATATCAGCTGTGCCATTTGGAGCTGCACATAAACAATCACCGACATGATAGTTTTCAATTGGCTAATATGGATAAACAAGAACACGGCCTCCAACTCCTATAGGCGTCTAAGCTGTATCAGACTATCCGACTGAGCAACCGAATGTATCAGATATTACATGCGCACAAGGCTATAAACGCTCATAAGTTAAAGAAACTATATTAGAATCTGCGGTTGCAGCAACAACACGTCCTGCTTCAGTTGTAGTTCCCTCACGATATTCAGCAAAGTCATTCCATACTGCATTATAAACTTTAGCTGCACGTAAATTAGCATGTCCATGTTTACCATTGCCACAAATATATTCTGATACTGTGCTATTATTAGTGCGACCAAAAGATTCATAATTAAACCACATAGTAGAATTATAACCATCTGGTATCCAATTAAATTCATTTCCAGCAACATTAAATATATGTCCATGTTGTGAAGTAATACCGCCAGTAATAGTTGCACTACTTTCAATAGTAAGAGTACTTGTACCATAAATACTGCCTTGAAAAAACCACTGATTACTATTAAAACTAGATTGTGCAACCCAAGCCGCGCCATCAAGACCGCTACATGGTCCGAATTTGATACGATTATTCGTACCATCTGCGCCAATGCCAACATAGTTAGATCCAGGTTTATCCATTGTAATGGCAGGTAAATTATTATTTGTAGTATATCTATAGCATTGAACTGCTTTAGTAAAACGTTTACTACCAGTTATATTAGTTTGATCAGTATCGAGTGTAACATATTTAGATGTAATTACATTACCAGAACCGTCTTGTGTAGCTTTAGTTGCAGTCGCGGCGTTACCAGTACATGAAGCAGATGAGCCAGTAATAGAAATGCCCCAAGTGCCGCTTGCGCCAGAACCAGTTTTCGTCACTGTATATGAAGTATAATTTGCAGATGTTAACATAGTAACCCAATCAGACCAACTAGTATTAGTGCCGCCGCTATCATTTTGTCTAAATACTAAAGTATTACCAGAAGCAGATATTTGAAATTTGTCTACATTGTCTCCAATTTGTAATCCAACCCAGTCGGTTCCACTCCATGGATCACCTGATCCACTAAATGCAAATGATCCTGCTGTATTATTAATCGATGTACTATCTAATGTTGTATGTGCGAGTTTTGTCGCAGTTGCGGCATTACCAGTACAACTTCCTGCACTACCAGCAGTGTCCGCATATCCGGCATTCATTTTGGTCCAAGCACTATATGCACTATTTCCACTAACCCAATAACGTTTCCATATATATAATTCACTTGAATCATGAATTGCAACCTAAAATGGTGTACCGATTGTTTTTGCATTAAGAAATACAATATGCCCTGTAGTATGCGCCCCAGTTACATTACCACGCATAAAGGCAAGGCTATCTGTAGCTGCGAGCGTATCGGCGGTCCATGTAGTAACATCGTTTGAATTAATATATCTAAGAACTTCAATGGCACTTCTAAAGTTGGTATTATCAGAGATACTGTAAGTTAAATTACCCGCCTTGTCCATAGACATTGTAATACCTTTCTATGCCATCTAAGTACCAGCAGTATTATAATTTCGTACATACCAATAACCCTTAATTACACCATCAGCTTGGACTACTGCTTCTAATCGAGTCATAATTCTATCTGCACTATCGGTAATATTAAAAGTGGTCGGATACTAAGTAGAACTTACATTATTATTAGTTTTAGATGCATCTATTGAACTGCTTTTGTATGTTAAAGACCCAGAAGTTGTTCCACCGGCAAAAGTAAGGGCACCTGCACTAAAGCCGCCGCTTGAATCACGTAAAACCAAGGTACTTGCAGTATTACTACTAGTATATGCTAACCAACTATATGTTGCGCTTCCGCTACATTTTAGTACTTTATCTGCAGTACCATCTACAATTTGAGTCAATGTATCGGTAGCGGAAGCATAAATAATACCACCTTTAGTCCACGAAGCTTTACCAGTTCCACCATATCCTACTCCAACAGTAGTTCCTTGCCAAGTGCCGCTACTAATAGTTCCAACAGTTACAATATTACTATTACCTTTATGATAATATAATGTATTGGCAGTAATTAAATTTGTACTTGCAGATACAGCAGTTGCACTTGTATTATTAGTAATCGCGCGAGTAACTAAAGCAGCAGTTGTACTATCACCAGAAAGAATTGCACAATTCTTAGTAAATGAAGTCTATCCAGTACCGCCCTGTGGTACTGGTAAAGTTCCAAATGCTGCAGCACCATCTTGAGTAGTTGAGTATAAAGCGCCAGAGCCTGTACGTATAGTAGAAAGTGTGCTATTTGCAGTTGTACTATTACCAGCAACAATAGCATTTTTATAACTTGTGGTAGTGAAACCTGTACCACCTTGAGGGACAGGTAAAGTACCAAATGTTGCCGCACCATCGGCAGTAGTCGAATAAAATGCTCCAGATCCGGTTCTAACTGTAGTAAAAGAACTATTAGCGGTAGTACTATTTCCTGTAATAATAGCATTTTTATAAGATGCAGTTGTTATACCCGTACCTCCTTGAGGTACTGGTAATGTACCGAACTTTGCCGCACCATCCTGTGCAGTAGCATAAAATGCGCCAGAACCAGTTCTAACGACAGAAAATGGATTAGTTGCCGCGGTAACGCTACCTGTAATAATTGCATTCTTATAACTAGATGTAGCAATGCCAGTACCGCCATTAGTTACTGCTAAAGTACCATCAACTCCAATATCAGATATATTATCACTACCATCAAATGCAGTTGAAGCTGTAGTAGAACTTAATGAAACTTGAAAAGTTCTTCCATTTGTTAATATATTAGCTTTATGAGTACTTAAAACATTTGTTTGAGATGCCATTTTTACACCTCCATATCTCAAAAGTTAAATAAAAAAATCGGGCACTTTCGTGCCCGATCTTATTAATTAACCACGAAAATTAAATTAATATTTGTATATATTCTGTCTCCTCCATTATATGATTCAACAGTATTATCAATATGTGCTTCAATATCACTAAGATTATAAATAACTTCATTATCATGGATAATTTGTATAGAAGTAATAGTTTCTTGTGCAAGTTCAGTTATTTCATCTATATCCTATACTTTAACTGAACAATATGCAGAACTTGAAATATTTCCTTCAAAAAATGAAGTATTTCTATTATAGCTTTCTACTTCAAATTCTGTATTATTAAATTTAATTTTATCCATATTAAAGTCCTCCTTGGAGTCTATTAATTAAATTATTAATATTTACTCCTTTATTTTGTGCCATTGATCTAGCAATACCTTCTAATCCATTTCCATTCTAAAGCATCGCTGCAATCATGGCAGTATTAGGATTATTCTATAAAATTTGCGCTAACATTGCTTGTGAATCAGGTGCATTTTTAATTTGCTACATCATACCTCGTACTTGTTCAATTGACTGATTCAGTTGTTGATCCGTTAGCTACTGGGACGGTATTTGTTGACCGTTTCGCATTTGACTTATTAGACTTGCCATTTATCCATTCCTCCACTACCGCTAATCGCGCGGCTAAATCATTAGTATCTACAGGTGGCATTTCTTCATGTGGTTTTACATCAAATGGTTTAACACTTCTATTACCATTTATATCTGTACGAATCCACCAAACGAGATCTTTATCTGTATCTGGCAACCAAATTTCACTATTTGGTCCCATCGGGAATTGCCATGCAGCATGTTCTCCTTGGATTGGTGGAGCAGAATAAATTGGCAGTCTTTGCATATATGGGTTATATTGCTATTGCTACCCCATCATTATGTTGTTTTGATTCCATGTATTCATTAACCGTTTCCTCCCCATATTTGCGACCACACTTGGGACAGTAGTCACACTATCTTAAATTATTTGCGGCATCAAAGAACCACAATTCTTTTTCCTATTTTCTTTTATTATCCCAGCAATAAGGGCATCCAAATTCTTCCATAATTACCTCACTTTAAAATTTTTTCAATAGTTTCAAGTGTAGATTTTAAACTATTGTAAATTTGTTCTAAATCACTACGAGTCACTGCCTTACCATTAGATAAGAATTCTGTTTTAACATATCCTGTTTTATCATTGTATGTTACTTTAGACCAAGTATTATCTACATATTCAGACTCTAATGAAGTATGATAAGGAATCCGCGCGAGAACCTTAGCTGATGGGCTAGGCTCTGCGCGCAAATTTAATGTGCCCTTATTAGCAGTATTTACATATACTGTCATTCTTGCACTCCTTCTGCTGCTTTCTGTTCAAGATCAAGCTGTTCAACTTGTGCTTCAATAGCCGCACGAATTGTATCTTCATCGAAAGATAAGCCTTTCTTTTCGAGTAGTTTCTTGGCTAGATTTAAAGCATATGCCAATTTATTTTCACCCATTTTTGCGCCGAAAATCTTTTCTGCCGCAAATACTACCGTTTGAGCAATACCAGCAAGCATAGATAATTGTTCAGCGGACACATGAGCTTTAATATATGGCCATACAACCATAGTAAAAATGCCGCCAAGAATTAAAATTAGACCTAATAAAATCTGAGTAATATTCATAAATATTACCTCCTTTTTTCTTTATTATATCATATGAAATAATAAATTGTCAAATATTTAACCATTATCTTCTATATCTTCTTCAGATGCTTCTTCGGCTTGTTCTTCTTGTGCCTCAACTGCTTTATTCATTAGACCAATTCTGGAAATCATACTCTTAAATCCGCCCTTGTCAATCCATCTAAGTATAAATTTATCACTAAATATATACTTTTCTCCTAAGGAGTTAATTAAGTAAGTTCCCTCATTGACTAACATAATCCAGTCGAGATTAATAAGAGTAGATGCAAAGGCTTCCGCGGCCTCAGGACGAATGATGCCTGCTATTAATGCGGCGAAACGATAAGCTAACCATCCATAACAAATAAAACGGCTCATCCATTTACTATATTGTAATGCCGCCGCGGCGACTCTTGCTGCTGCCATAAGCCTCACCTCAATTAAGTTTCTAATATCTTTAATACATCAGATTTATATTCATCTGGAATTTCAATTCCATATGTAACAGCTGTAATTGCTTCAATACTATCTAATGCATTAATATAGTCTTTTAAAGCATTAAAATATGTTGTATTATAAATCTTTAATTCTGTTGCCGCTTGCATAATAGTATTTATTTCATCAGCAGTATAGAAAATAACTTCTTCCCCATCTGCATGATATGGAATTAAAGATTGTGTTTGTGCTAATGCGCTTAAACTCATTAGATTTAGTTGATCTTGTGTAGTAAGAGAAAAATGATGATTTTCTCCATGAACTACAATATCAAATCCTTCCTCAATAGTTAAACGGCAAGCACGGGACATTTCATTTATTTTAGAATCACGAAGGAATTCAACTGAATTAATTTCAGCTGGGTCGACACTGGGAATCTCTTCATTAATTTCTTCTTGTTCATGTTCATATTCAATTTCATCATTTATTTCAAAAGCGTGTTCAAATGCTTGATACTCTTCTTCAGTAATTTCACGTACTTGTACCGCGATAAAATTTACTTGAAATTGAATTGGTTGCATCCATGTATCTCGATAAATATTGCCATGCCAGCTGATAAATTCTCCACGTTTTTCATCTGAACGTAAAAAACTTTCAATTACTGGAGAGAAGGCAATAAAATCATTGGAACATGCGATACCAACGATATTATTATCTAAAATCATTTTATAATAAGTCATATCCTTTTCCCTCCTAAACGAAGGGAGGATGGAAAAATCCATCCTCCCATATCATTAAATTGATAATGCATAGTTAATATTTAATCCAGATTCACTTGCAGACTTAGTATCATTAAGCTCAATGTGACCAGCCTTATCAACATATACAAATTTAACCTTAGAACTGCCATACCCCATAGAACGAGTCCAATATTCACTTGCAGGTAACCAGCCACCATTATCATTAGTAGCGAATAGTCCAGTACGGTCAACAATCTATACACCATTATTAATATCATCATTGCTTACATACATATAAGCAGTACCATTAGATTTAATAAAGATGTCACCAACTTTAATTCCTCCAGGAATATTATTAACTACAGTATAAATATTCGTAGAAGAAGCAATGGATGTTGAAGTTTCTCTAAATATACGTAATGGATTTGCTGAAGTACCTGTAACCGGTTTATTATTGAAACGTAAATTAAGGTAATGCGCTCTATTAGATACACTCTCAGAAGGCCAATAATTGTTGGCTGTATCATTAGGATCGTAGTTATAAACTACAACTCTAGTATCATCATTTAACCACATATATGGTTTTAAATTATTGTTAAGTTCTTCTGCGGTGTATGCGCTTGTATTTGCTGCTAAGTTATTAGCACTTGGAGCGTAAACATAATCACGAGTACTACTAGTAACAGATTCTAATGCATAACTGTTGTCGCCTTGAGAACCATAAACAACTTTAAAGTTCTTATAATATTTCTCTGGTTTACATACAATTGCTTGTAATTCAGTAGGTAATCCTTGGAATACTCTGTTATTATAAACTGTACGCGCAACTGAAGTGCCCCATCCTGTAATTGCTCCATCATAAGTCGCGGCCTAAGCCTGAACAATCTTACCATGAGAAGAAGTAGTAAATGTTACTAATTCTAATGCAGGATTTGGAGGATTGACGCCAGTTCTATTATTACCAGTGACTCTATCTTCATAAGTTGTAAATGCATAAGTCATTTCTTCATGTGGCCATGAAGCAATTCTCTTACACTCACCTGCGCCTAAGTCTTCTGGCCAATACTTAGCCCAATAAATTGTGCCCTTACCGTTAGCAACTGCATTTTTAATATTGGAGTATTGCCCTTCAGTACTATTAGTAATACGTCCTAAGACTAATTGTGCGGTAGAAGTAGAATCATTCCAAGTGATATTTTGAGCAACAACGTTATCTGCTAGAGATAAGTTACCATTCATACCAGAATAAATATAAAGTTTATCACTACCAGCCGGATGACGTAATACTACCATATTACGTTGTCCTTTAGTATAAGAAGAACCAACTGCAACAGATTTATCAGTACGATTAAACATATCACCAAAACCAACCTTTGGTCCAGTAGTATCAGATTGACTTAATGTTTTTAGATGATCGTATAATGCAAAACCATTAATAGTATTAAGGTCTGAACTAATATAATAGCAGCTAGCTAATGTAGCATCATTATAATTATCAGCATAGGTTGCATCTTCAGTGAAACAATAGTCGATTGCAAGAGTAAATCCATTTTCTTCCGCCATAGGTTGAATATTAGTTACATAAGGAGTAGAAGTTGCTAAACCTAATCTTAAAATCTTACGAGTTGCATTAGGCCCAACTAATTCTGTACCTTCCTTAATACTATCATAACCCATTGTATAAGAGAATTGTTTACTTGGAGCTACTTTAGATGCCACTCCAGCATAAGTACGTTCACTTGTACTCATCATAGAGAGTGCAAGTAGCTGAACTGGAGAGAAAGTAGTTGTATCAGCAAATAGTTCTTGTAGATCTACAGAACCAGAATCCCAGTTTGCATAAATGACAAATGCATTATCTGTTGCGCTTGGATTAATGTTTGTTGGAAGCTTTTCCCATCCATTAAAGATAGAATAAGTAGCAATACCGCCGCTAATACTCATAGAAGCGGTTGAGAATCCAGCATCATGAATCTGTTTAACAGTTGGTGCTTCTTCATCATAACCGCCGCCATAAGGTACTGGGTTACCACTAGTTTTAATTAATGTAGATTCCTTAGGAGTACCATTTGTATTCTTCTCTAGATACCATTTAATAGGATATGTTCTATCTTCCTCTTTAAAGTAAGTCTCAACAACAATATCACTATTTTCAACAATTGGCACATCACTTAATTGTGAAATTGGAGTAGAAGAACCTTCAAGTTTCCAACCAGAGAATGGAATATAAACACCACTTTCACGTAAACCGAATTGATAGGTTTTGCTTACTGTAGGATCACGATGTGGCATCTCACTTAGAATATGAACTTTTTCTTGAGTATCTTCATCAGTGTATTCCCAAATATCAACGATTGGTTCACTAGTATTAACATACATGGACATAATTTCAGCGCCATTTACTCCATCATATTTGTAAGTTACCTTATGTTTAGGAGTATATGTTGCTTGACTTATATCTAATGTTAAATCAGGTTCCCAAGTTTCTTCATATTCTTCTTGTTCAACTAAACTATAGTCACCAAGTACATGAATTGTGCCACCTAACTTAATCTTATCATAGGTAGTTTCAATAAGTTTCTTGCGCGCACTAAATGGCTCTAAGTCTTGAATGTCTCCTACTTTAGCAGAATATAATTTTTCAAGGAAAATCTTATCTGCACCATTAAGCATTGCTGCTGCGATGGCCATCCAATCTACTGGAAGATTAATATTTGTATTAGAAGCTTCCCAATTGGTTGTTAAGTAAGAATTCCATGCTTCAGAGTTATTCTTAATCGCGGCTGAAACACTTGTATGATCTTGAATACAATTGTAGAAATCACCATTAATTAATACTGAATCTCCAATTGTATATTCTTTATTTGTTTGCCATTCTGCAGAATAGTCACTATCATAAACCGATAGTTTAGTCAATCTGCTATAGTCGATTTGATCTGTAGAAGAATTCTTTACATAGAAATCAACTAACTTACGCGCGCCATAAATGCTAATATCAGTTACAGTAGTTGGTAGATGTAAAGTTTCGATATTAGCGTATTCTGGTAATGTAATGCCAGTAATACTAGTACCTTCTGCCTCTACTGTACGAATATTATTTGCATATTTCAGATTAATTGTACTACCAATGCTATGGCAGTTCTTAATGTTAAGAGTTTCAAGTAGTGGAACCTTAGAATTACCTTGAGCATCAACAGTAGGTAATACTAATTCAGTGAATTTAGTATTAACATAACCTGTTTCTTCAGTACCAATATCTAATGTCTTAATATGATCTAAAGCACGTAAGTCAAAAGAATATGGATACATCGGTGCAAGGTTACCAATTGCAGATAAGTGATTTGCACCATTAATATAAATACGAGTTTCTTGATAATTACCAGTTAAATCAAATCTATATTTTCTTCCGGCTTTAGCACGTAATGTTGGCTCACCATCAGTTATATAAGTATTCTTAAAATTACCATTACCAACCTGTACATTTAAGTACATGTCTTGATATGGAGTTAACTCTAGAATATAGCTTGGCTGAACTGCAATATCTTCAGTGCTTGCAGGAGTAGTACAGTTAAATTCATTAGTATTACTATTATCAAGAATATCAGGTAGTCTATACTTACTATTGAAATATACACCCTAATCACGAATCCACTGACGACGTTGATATTTCTTACGACCTTGCATCATAGAAGTTAAGAAACGAGGATTCTATTTACCAGTGGTAACAGAATGATCAACTTCTTTTCCTGTAAATGTACGTAAGTATTTACGCTCAATATCTAGACGCCAAATTTCTTCTGGATAGCAACTCTGGAAATTGTCAAATTCATCAATCAAATCTTGAGAATTGAAACAAGCTCTATCTGCAGTGGTCATAATAGAACGAATTCCTTCCGCGAAGGTGGTTCTTAAACGACGCCAGAAGATTGAACCAGCACCATTAAATGCATAACCAGAAAGTGGATCGCCTTCAGTACGATAGTCAGTATCCTCTTTACCATATGGGAATACTAATGCACCGTTATTATCAATACCTGCTGCGGTATCACAGTCATATACCCATAGGTCAAAGGCATAATCTGTATAATAGGTATGTTTAGGATTT